TCACAACCACATCCGCCACCCGACCCGCATCCGCAACCCGCGCCCTTGGTCTCTTCATCCAAAACCCGAACAAACGTTTCCAACACAGCAGCCTTGGGCTGGGAAAACAAAAACTCATTCTCATCTTTATTGAAAGTGTATGAAATGACCCATGCTTCATCGTTCTTGGTCACAACTGCTTTAGAGTCATCGAAATCCCATAAAGTTGCTTCTTGATCAAAGGCGGTGTTGATCGCCTTCTCAAGAAGTTTCTTCAACTCTGTAACTTCTGTTTCTGTTTCTAGAGTCTTTTCCTCAGTCACCACGAAATCTTTTACGGCACACAATTCCCCATCTCGTCCACACTCTGATTCCTCATTGTCTTTTACAGACAGCGTGCCAGTCAACTGATTCGCCCCGTGGAGTACGGGAGAAACCTCGTACAACTCAACCTCTTTCAGCACATTGGCTTGGTGCTGAGGGTCATAGTCGGCATCAATCGTCTTGTAGCCGATGCTCCATTCCTGCTCTTCTCCAAAGAATGAAACGTTAGCGAAGGCTTCTTTGCCGCGTTGAGAGTTCATATTGAACTGAACCCGTGCGTAGAGTCCGCCCACGCCTGCTGCCCTCATCTTCTCTGGAAGGCGTCGGTCACGAGGCGGCACTTCAATAATGTCCAGAACTTTGCCAATCGGCTCATTCCAGTTGTGTCCCCAGACCACCCGTGGCTTGCGACGTTTGAGAGAACCGTCAAAAGCGCCCGGAATAATGATGTCGCCTACTGAATCTTTATTCCCAATGGCGGCAACAAAACATTCAACAATACCCTGTGCTTTATCAATATTAATCTGTCCGGCACGGGCCTTGAATTTTATATCGTTAACTTCTTCGGAGAAGGTGAGTGCAACCATGTTGATACCTCGCGTAGACAACTACCCACGAGTCTACAACTGATAATAACCACGACAAGGAAGGGTTTACTAAAACTACTTTCAGTAAACTATTAATCGCTCAACTTGAGAAGACAACGACAATTGATAACCAGATGTGGCGGAGCCAGCGGATCTCCGGGGAATCTCAGCGTAACCCCGCTTTTAAAACTATCCCCGATATCGACCGTTTTACTTTCAATAGAAGCATGACCTGCACGAACTTTGTCATCTTTGCGAGTCATCCAAGTTTTGGTCATTGCTCCCGCCCGTCGGCCACCAAAATATAAACCAGCGTTATAAGCACCATTGCTCTCAACTTCTGAGATCGTTACAAGCCTTTTCGTTAACAACGCAGCGAACACCGCACCAATGCTTGTGGCCAACAAGGCAACTTTTGCTGAAATCGGCGCATCATCACCGTCATCACCCAAAAGCATCATGGCCAACAAAATCGCTGCTGCCAATTCTTTCTTAGTGGTTTCATTAACATTTTCGGCACGAACCAACTGCGACTCCACATACGCGCTGATGTCATCGTCTTTGGTGTCCAATTCTTCATCCGACGGACTTAACGCCGTGGCGGACGCTTCCAACATGGCTCCTTCGATTACTGGGCCAAGGTCTTCACGCAACTGCTTGTTCCAAATATCCTTATCAAAAATATTTTCAATTTTCAGATCGCTAGAACTCAACAAACGCTTGGCCTTAGCCCCAGAGACTTTTTCTGTAATTACTCGCTCTTGACGTTGGAAGTAACGTTCAAACGCACGACTAAAAATTGCTTCCCACCGGTCCACATCTTGAGCGGCCTTGGTTTCCCATTCGTCAGCAAAATCAAAATGTTTGATTTCCATATCTTCCGAATCGTCCTTGGGTAATGGGAACTCACCCGGCTGCAATTCTGGCTGCGTAACCTCATTGGGTTCTGGGATCGGAGGAGCGCCCCCCTCAGGAGCAGCCCCCTCAGGAGCAGCCCCCGGCGGAAGAGCGCCCGGTTCCATTCCACCACCGGCACCACCCGGCGGCAAGGCTTCTTCCTTCGGCATTGGCTCTTCGGTATTCCCAATCGGAGCCAAGTTCGGACTGGCCAACATCGAATCGGCAAGATAGGCGTCAACCTTCAATTTGCCCGTCATCTCACGATACTCATTAGGAGTGATCAGACCATGCTGGACTTCGGCCAAAAAGTGACGTTCCTTTTCTTGTTTCGCCAATTCCAAAACCGGAACAGATGAAGTATCGAAGGTCACAAAGAAATTTTCATCCAATACATCCAACCCTCTGGAAAGTAACTCCAAATGGGGATTCATGGTTTCCGACCAGAAGACCCTGCCCTCTTCTGCCGCATTAGAAAAGGTTCGACCAGCAGCATTTCCGATTACTGATTCTGGAACTCCAAACGCTGCAAGGATTTCTTCCTTTGTTATTTGTCGCAGCGAGTCATAAGCCGCTTCTCGTGGACTTGCTGCCGTGTCAACGAAATCTGCTCCATCATCGGATGAGATAACACCGATTCCACCAGTCCTAGAAAGATTCCCCCTAAACCGCGCTTGGAGTTCTTGCTTGTCGTCATCATCAATCATTCCTCTCAATACAAGCAGGCCGCCGGGGCGACCGTCATTAAGCAAAAAGTTCCTGTTGTACAACTTTGCTAATGTTTCAGTTTCTATAGCGACACCAGCCGACTCCATTGGAGTCATCGACAGATACGGATCCAAAGGATGTGGACGGCGAATCCAAATAACATTCTTTGGATTCAAACGCTGCTTCTTCCCATTCGGAAGTTCAACCTCAAACGCTGCGACAAACTTCTTCTGATCTGGGATAGGAGCGGTATTCTGCGGCGGAAGGATGTGCAACGCGACCGGTGCCCCGCCACGACCACGAACGATTTCAATAAAGACGCCCCGCGTACTCATCAACAACTGAGCAGAAACACGAAAACGAAATGCGAACGCACTTTCCCCCTCGTTGGAATTCTGATTTAACAACTTCGCTAGATCTGTGTTCTCTTCTTCCCGCGGCACCCTCTCCCCAAACGGAGAATTGTCCTTGAGAAACATCATCGGCAAACGAGCCTGATTACTAGAAATAGCATCAATCGCCCGATACACCCAAGTGACCTTGGCTAGACCTTCGCGGTATGCCCTTTCAATATCCCACCCGTCGGAGTAGGGCTTGCCAACCAAGCCCGCGTTGTAGGCAACCGGCGCGCCAATCGAAATGGACTTCTTGCCATCGCCCTGTAACGCTTTATTAGTCGAATTCCATACCATATTTATTCAGCACCTAGAAGATATCCATAAACACCAAGACTAAAACCCATTGAAGCAAGCCCTAATCCGATATTCAATTGTCCGAGACCTACACCTAATAGTATGACAGCAGATAACATGCACAGATGAGCAATATTAGATCGGGAGAAAATAGATCTAAAGTCCAACACATTCACTCCCCACATGGATTATTATTTTGAGCATACGGCTATCGAAAGTGTAACCTACAATGACAGATTGGTCAGACATCTATGAGTTCCTTCAACCCAAACCTCCGTTGTTCTGTCCTGAAGCACCTTCCCTAACTCAAAAGACATTTCTACGCTCATCTCACCTTGAAGCCCTATTTGGTGGGGCCGCAGGTGGGGGCAAATCATCCGCCCTATTAATGGCCGCCCTCCAATTCGTTGACGTTCCTAACTACTCTGCCATCCTATTCCGTCGAACATACGCTGACCTTGCACTTCCCGGCGCTCTAATGGATAGATTTCTTGCTTGGGTCAAGGAACATGACGAAATCCGCTGGAATGGCCAAACCTATGTGGCCACATTTCCATCCGGGGCACGAATCACGTTTGGATACTTAAATCACCAAAATGACTATCTTCGATACAAGTCCAGTGAATTCCAATTCATAGGCATGGATGAGGTCACTGAAATCCGTGAATTCGATTACCGCTATCTTTTCTCTCGCCTGCGTAAACCCAACACCGGAGAGTTGGCACAGGTTCCTCTCAGAATGAGGGCAGCCTCCAACCCGGCACCCAACTGGGTTAGACAGCGATTCATCGTGGAAGGTCCGGAAAACAAAGACCGTGTCTTCGTCCCCAGTTTCCTAGACGACAACCCCGGCATTGACCCTGAGTCCTACCGGCGAGCGCTCCAAGAGATAGATCCGATTGAACGCCAGCGGTTGGAAAACGGCGACTGGTGGGCGGTGTCCACGGGATCCCTGTTCGACCGGGAAAATTTCATCGTTACCGAACCGACCGATCTGCCAAATTTTGTAGATCCAACATGGTGTCGCTTTTGGGATCTCGCAGCAACCGAACCCTCCCATGTCAACCCTGACCCCGACTGGACGGTCGGAGTGCTTGGAGCATTTGACGGAGGCGTGTTCTATATCATCGACGTTCAAAGAATCCGGGCCAAGGGCGACAAGATAGAACGCCTCATCGCAGAGACTGCCGAATTGGACGGACCCCACGTTCCAATCAGAATGGAGATGGAACCGGGAAGCAGCGGAAAAAACCTGATCGACCAATACGCCCGTTATGTTCTCCCCGGAACAGACTTCTTGGGCATACGGGCCACCGGAGACAAAACCACACGGGCACGCCCCTTCGCTGCGGCTGTAGCCAACGGCAACGCCCGCCTAGTGCGTGGTCCATGGATTTCCGACTATCTAGACGAAATGGCTACGTTCCCTGAATCAGCGTGGCACGACGATCAAGTTGACGCCACCTCTGGATGCTTCAATGAGGTCGCCGGTTTAGGCCACCGCCAGCGTGGACGGGTCTCCATCATCATCTAGTCCTTGACACACGCGGTCAACCGGGATACGGTCAGCGCTCCGGCCATCCGGCGTCGCCCGACCAGCGTCGTTCGCCCGTTAGAGGGGCTGGTATCTTCATGCCTCGTGGTGGGGCACTGAACTACACTTCGTGGTGGAGTCCGGCAGCGACCAGCACCATTACCAGAACGAAATCGGACGAAGTGTGGATGCCCGCTGACCGACCGCTTCTGTTCAAAGCGCAAGGTGCCATTTACGACAGTCCGACTGTGACCGGAGTAAATCTTGGTTCTCCCTTTGGAGGGCCAAGAACTCTCGCCCTCCTGCTCCCAGAGTAACGATTTGATTTGGTCATAAAGTAAAAGTTTCTAAAACCAATATAATAAAAACCCAGAATCGAACAGGTGTTCGCTAAAAATGTCTGGCGCGATGGCGTTGCGTCCGAACCGTAAAGATGGTATTTTCATATTACTATCTACTATCCAGAGAGGGATCTAGCGTGGGCCTTCAAGAAGAAACACAGGCAATCCTCAGCAGGCTTGATGAAGCCATCGTCCATGAACGAGGAGCCACTGATCCCGAACGGGAGATACGGCTGATCTTTTTGGGTTTCATACTTGGTGAAACAAAGAAGATGGTCAGCATGTTACAAAAGGAGGCTGCGGACCTTTTGCTGGATTCGGATTGGGACCGAAGCCCGATGGAGAATCAACAGTTTTCATTAGAGACGAAGACGGGCCAGCCGCGCAAGAAGTGGGACCACAAAGCACTTGCTGCACTGGTCGCTAGCAGAATCAATGACCGTAGTATTGACATGGATACCGGGGAACTTCTCAAAACTCCACAAGAACAAATCATAGAACTGCTTGAATACGCCTCAGCCTCCTATTGGAGAGTTGGAGCATTGAAAGAACTTGGCATTGATGTGGACGAATACTGTGAAGTTCTAGATCCCATAACCAACCTAATTTACAGGAGTAAGGAAAATGGCTGAAAAGTCTCAGGCTGATCAACTAGCCAAACCATTTGACGAAACGTTAATTGAAACCCGCACCCTTGGGGGCAAGCAGTTCGATTTTGTCAAGGTGGCTGAATACATTGCCCGGTTGAACAATGTGCTAGGTCCGGGTAACTGGAACTATGAAGTTTTGAAGTGTTACGTTGAGCCAAAATACAACGACAACGTAGTTGCCCATGTGCGGGTCACTGCCAAGATCGACGGCGAGATGTGTTCAAAGGAACAATACGGCGGGGCAAAGATCAAGATGATGAAGTCCGGCGAGGTCATGAATCTTGGCAACGACTTCAAAACAGCCGTATCGGATGCTTTCAAAAAGGCGTGTCAGGGAGTGGGCATCGCTCTCCATTTGGCCCGAAGCGAAGAAGCCTTGACGTTGGAGTTGGAAGAGTCTTATCCAGTAGAGGGAGATCATTGGCAGGTTTTTGCTGAAAACTTCCGATCTTTGGACGATGCCAAGAAAGACCTATTCCGTACATGGTTCGCTGAGAACGTTCCGGGTGAGAGTAAGCCCAACCGACACATGGATCCCGACCTGTTCGCCAAATGTCAAGTAGAGGTTATTCGTTTGATGATGGATGCCGAATATGTGGAAGAAAAAGAAACGTTCTGATGGGCAACATCAGCGCTATGCGACACGACACCCTCACTCTTGGAGAATGGAAAAAGGCTCGTGATGCTGAGGTTCAACGAGCAAAGAAAGAGAAAGAGAAGGAGAAGCAGAAACGGTCTGAGCAATGACAGAACTAGCACTACCCACTCACCTATCTGCTTCTAGTATTACTACATATGAGCAATGTCCTCTAAGGTTTCGATTTTCTCGCATAGACAAAATTCCGGAACCAACGACGGAAGCCATGATTCTTGGGACATTCGTCCATGAGATCTTGGAAGAGTTGTACAAACTAAATCCCGAAGATCGGGTACTTCCTGAGGCAAGAAGAATTGCCAGAGAACTGTGGGAAAATAAGTTTATAGACGAAACTGCCAATGTCAGAATCAAGTCTGTTAACGATTTTCGTTGGAACGCTTGGTGGTGTGTTGAGAATGTTTTCGCCATGGAGCATCCTCCGGATGTCAAAATCCGTGGGATAGAGGACCAATTCTCTGCCTCTATCAACGACGTTCCACTAGTGGGTTTTATTGACAGGTGGACCGAAGAGGAAGATGGGTCTTTAACTGTCACCGACTATAAAAGCGGGAAAGTCTCTAAACCACAATATGAAGGTGATAAAGTATTTCAGATTATTCTTTATGTTGAAATGCTTGAAAGACTAAATGGCATTGAAGTTGATAATGCTGAAATAATGTATGTCAAGTTTAAAGAACGCAAACGGTACGAACCCACGCCAGAACGTCGAAAGGTTGTATTGAAACTCATAGACCAGACATGGGATGGAGTGGCCAAAGGTTGTAAAACGGGCATCTTCAACACAAAAACCGGCCCACTTTGTAACTGGTGTGCCTATAAGCCCATTTGTCCAGCATGGTCGTGATGGAAAAGGAACTTACTATGGACAACCATACGTTTGAAAGACTCGTTTCAGAGGATGTAAAAAATGTTCTCTCTCCTGAGAAATCCGACCTTTTGAGAATTCCTGAGAACCGCGAACGTTGGAAAGTCGCTCTCCTTAGCCTGATAGAAAATCTTGATGAACAGATAGGGGAACTAACTCAAAACGAAAAGGTGGTTACAGAAAATCTTCCCAGTCACATGGTGACCGACTACAAAATAGAAACCGACGAAAAGAAAACAAAGATCAATCGGTTTAGATTCTACGTCATGCAACGAATTTCGGAATGTGAAAAATTGCTTGCTCTCGGAGAGGATGAGGCAAACGACCTTAGTCTTGCCGAATTCTTGAAAAAGGCAATCGAAGAACACCAGAGCCTGATGTCTAATCATGAATTTGAAGCAACACCTATAGATAAAGCCTTATGGTCTTCCGTCTCCGGCGAATGGGGATTCGTTGACATGGATAAGAAGATTAAAGACTTCTAATAATGAAAGTTGGGTTCGCTACCGCCGACTGGTCGAATACAGTTGTCGAAGAGAACGGAACCCCAACCCCCGGTGGCTCTCACTGGATTCGCATCGGTCAATATCTTTCTCATCTGACCACAGATCACGCCGTAGGCGTTTTAGTTTATTCAAACGATTTAGGTATCTTCGGAGTTACAGATCCGCAAGGCAACCATCATCTTGACTGTGAGATCATCTACATGCAGCGGTGGATGCTTTCAGGCATACCGGAGAACATAAAGATCGCACAAGGCAACGGCCAGTCCGTCGTTAACGACTTGGATGATTGGTATTGGGGACTCCACGATCGCCATTTGGCCAAGCCGCACATCGACCCCAAGAAAAACAAAGACGAGAATATAGACATCTATCGTCAGGTGATCGCCAACTCTGATTTGGTTGTTGCTTCTACTCCATTTTTGGTTGAGAAGGCACGGAATAAACTCCGCGCTCCGAATGTTGTGCTATTTGAAAATCACGTTGATTTTGATGCATTCCCTCAACGGAAACACGACAACGGCATGACAGTTATCGGCTGGCACGGATCAACAGGACATCGCAGTGGGGATTTAGATTGCCTTGCCCAAGTCTTCCCATCCTTAGAAGAAGAACGATTTTCTTTTCACCACACCGGACATTCCCATCAGCACCCTCCATTCTGGGACGAAGTTAAAGTTCCACAAAGTCGGGTCAACATCTACCCGATGGTGTCTCCTACGAAAATTCCCAAAATGCTTCCGTTCGACATTGGAGTAGCGCCACTGACGGATACTCCTTTCAATCATGCCAAGTCGTGGATCAAGCCGCTTGAATACGCCGCCGCCGGGATTCCCTTCGTCATGTCAAAGTCTCCGGAATACATTCGGTTCAAAGAAGAATATGGGGTCGGTCGGATAGCCAAAAAGTATATAGATTGGGTTAAGCACTTTGAAAAGTTGAGTGACCCAGACGCAAGGTTGGAAGAAGCGCAGCAAAACCAAGAAGCCCTTAAGAACCTTGACGTAAAGAAAGGCGCACTAAGGTTACAAAAAATCTTAGAAAGCGTGCGATGAATGAGCAACATCTATGGCAAGGGAGCCAAAGGAAAGGCCACCAAACTACATGCCCTCATTATCAGATCGCGTGGAGAGTGTGAGCGGTGTGGATCTAGCCATGTTTTACAGTGCGCTCATATTATCTCTAGAAAATATTCATGGACCCGAACGGATTTGGATAATGCGTTCTGTCTGTGCGCCTCATGTCATCGGTTCTTCACCGACAACCCAGTGGAATTCGGTATCTTCACGATCGACAAGATCGGGGATGATAAATTTGATGAACTCATTAAAAAAAGGAATTCTATCGACAAGTTCGATTGGGAAGAAGAGGCTGAAAGATTGAACGCCATTGCTAAAGAGGAAGGGATGTTGTGAGATCTGCTCCCATTTCTCTGGCCGAAGTAGAACAAAACATTATTCGACTTGTTGAAGAATTGGAAGAACATACTGAAGCCTTTGAAGTTCTCGCTGTCGATCAAGCGAAAAAGGAAGCACGCTATAAGGCTTCGTGGGCCAAGGAATACCTTGCCGCTAACGGGTCTATCAAAGAGCGGGAATCTTGGGCCGATTATAAACTTAGCGACGAACACTATGCAGTCAAAATTGCAGACGCTTTGCTGAAAGCCAAAAAGGAAAAACTAAACTCCCTTAGAACTGCTCTTGACTCCCTGAGAACACTTGCTGCAAACGTCAGGGCACAAACATGAAACACAAAGTAAGCCCGGATCTAGAAAATCTTTTGATCCCGATAGAACAACTGGAAACCCTTCCGGGGAATCCACGAAAAGGGAACATAGATGCCATCGCTGCCTCCTATGAAGAATTCGGACAGGTCAAACCGATTGTTGCCGTAGATAACGAAGACGGCACGGGGACAGTTATCGCCGGGAACCACCAGTTAGAAGCCGCAAAGAAACTTGGCTGGACACACATTGCCGTACTTCACGTTCCCTTTGACCACGACAAGGCAATTGCTTTCGCTCTTGCTGATAACAGAACGTCCGATTTGGGGGAAGACGATCAGGGGCTGCTCCACGACATGCTGATGTCGGTAGTGGAAGAGATGCCCGACTTCTTTGAAGAACTAGGTTGGGACGATTTTGAAATTGCAACCATAGAAAGTCCGACCTCCACTGAGGGCATTTCTGTGGGGGCAAACGACGGATGGACCCCCCCGACCCTTGTTTCTGAAACAACTCCGCCCACCACCGCCGATGAAGCAACCATGAAATCTTTAGTTACACAAGGGTCTACTGCCACAAATTCTGCGGGAGCAAAAACGGTCATTCAATACACAATGGTATTCAATGACGCCGAACAACAGTCCGACTGGTATTCGTTTTTACGGTACCTGAAAGCACATCCCGACTACACCGATCTACCAACTACCGCTTCTCAAGTAACGGCATTCATAAAGCAGAACATTACTCTTTCGGAATAGAAATACTGCAATTGAAATCTATTGTAGTTTCATGTTCCGCCCTTGAAGAAAGTTTTAGTTGAAGTGATTCTAAAAAGAGTTCAACCATCTCAACAAAATCCTGTTTAGTTTCTTCGCGGTCTTCGTCATCCACTTCTACTAAATCCATACAGACTTCAACTAAATGGTCATGGATAAGCATTAATCCATCGTCGGGTTTCCGCATCGCTTTCTCCTTGGTCGGCTTGTCTCTCGGCCAGACCCACGATACACTTTTACCCACTGAGCAAACAACCAATCGTATTAGGAGACAAACATGGCTCGCTCATCTGCTGAAATAACCGTTAAGGGCAACAACGTCATTGACGTTGAACTGAAGTACACCAAGAACGGAAGCGGGATGCTCAAGTTGCGTCTTGCCGTAGAGCGTTGGCGACGCAAGGACAACGAGTGGGAAAAGACCAATACTTCATTTGTCAATATCCAACTCTGGGGCGAACTGGCGGAAAAGACTGCTGAGATCGTTGAAAAGGGTATGCGCTGTCAGGTGACGGGCTATCTTGAAGAGCGCAGTTGGGAAACCGATTCGGGTGAAAAGCGATACGCGATGCAGGTCGTTGCAAATGATGTGCTGATTCCCGTTGAGGACATCGAAACCATGGAGCGCGTTCAGAGGAAGAAGCGGGAGGACGGGGACCGTCCCACGATACCGATGAAGCCTGCTGCCCCAGCCGGTGACCCATTCGATGAGGAATTGGATTTCTAAGCAACCCCATTGATGTAAACTTCAAAAAGTATCGTCAGGGGTTACTATGTTAGAAGTCGTAGACTGTTCACAAGAACCGCACAAACAGGGCGGGGAACTACCTCCCCGTGGACCTAAAATTGTTTTGGAGTGTACGGAAACGAACACACCCGAAGCGGCTGTTCATATTTACGATCGGGATCCACTTTCTCATCGTCCCCACTATGTGATCGACCCTGTCGGGTATCGAATTTTCAAGACTTCTGATAGCACCAGATCGGTCATAGGCACTTTCCATCCGTCGCAACCGCAATTCAAATCACGCTGCGTGTTTGTTGCTATTTGCAAATTCTCTAGCGTTTCTTTGGAACCAGAACACGCTGTCAATGTTGGACGGCTGTTGCGCGCTTTGTG